ACCGTGGCAGCGTGCGTGCGTCGGTGGTTGTGCCAGGTCGGGCCCTCGGTCCTCGGTGCCGACCTCGGTGGGTGCCTGTGCTGTCCTCGGTGGTCCTCGGGCCCGCTGTCGGTCCTCGGTGGCCTGTTGTGGCGCCCGGTGGGCCCTCGGTGGGCCCGCCCCGAACCTCGACCCGCGCCCGCGAACCTCGACCCGACCCACCCACGCCCCGCCCAAGAACCAGCTAGCTGTGTGTGTGTTCTTCCATCGTTTGGGGGGTGATAGAGGTTTGCTATCAGTATATAGGTTTGCTAGTGTTTGTCTATCATGGTGTGATAGAGGTTTGCTAGAGCGATTTGGAGTGTGTGTGGAACGTAAGGTGCGGGCTGGTGCGAAGGCCCAGGACGGCAACAAGGACAGGTTGGTGACGTTCTATGCGTCTCCTGACCTCATCAAGCAGTTTGACGAGGTGGCGGTGTCGATGGGGCGGTCGAGGTCGTCGGCTTTGCGTCGGTTGATGGAGCAGGCTGTGGTGGGGGGTGGTCCTCGGTGAGTGTGGTTTCGAGGGCTGAGTTGTCTGAGGCGTTGGAGGGGTGCCGGCGCAGGTTGGAGTTTTGGGAGCTGCGAGCGCGGGTTGCGGAGGTTCGGGTTGGCGTGTTGGAGGATGCGATCAAGGACCATCAGCGGCATGTTGCGGCAGACAAAGCCGAACGGGTTGCTTTTACGGGGTCGGACCGTGTCCTGTGGAAGCTGGTGGGACGATGAGGCCATCGACCCAGGTGTGGGATTTGCAGTTCCGGGCTGGGAACGCTTTGTCGTGCGGCGAAGGGTGCGCCCATGTGGACTGCGGGTTTGTTGAAGCCCTCTGTACCGCCGTCAGGGAGTACGTCTCCGTGCTGGACGCTGTGGAAGCGTCAGGGCATGACGCCGGGTGGTTGGCCGCAGCCCTGGATCAGATCATCGAGGTTCTTCCACAGGAAGCTGTGGACACCATCGGGACCGTCCTCGCTGACACGGCGAACGTGATGCGGGCCATCGACCGTCAGGACCCATGAAAGCGTTGCAGGTCCGGTTGCGTCACGTCGCAGACCACGTCCAGGCGGGGTTGCAGATAGATGACGACGCCGACCTGCTCCGGCTTGCCGCTGACGAGCTCGGCCGGCTCCATTCGGCCATCAGCATCCACCGTGCCTCCCACACCGGGATGCCAACGGCGAACGACAAAGCCCTGTGGGGCAACTTGGAAGGAACCAACCAATGAGCAACAGCGTGAACCTGGAACTTGTCCCCAGGTGGGTCGCGATCGACGTCCGGGGCTGCAAAGAATGTCGCGCCTACCCCGACGGGACCGCTTTGGTGTGCGGCTGGCATGAGAACCTGACCGCAGGCGCCCAGGCGGTGCAGGCTGCGGTTGAGGCCGACACCAGCGAACTACGGGACGACCAATGAGTGACCACCCGTACAACATGCCGTTCACACGGGCCACCTACAACAAAGGGTGCCGCTGCCCCGACTGCAAACAGGCGAACTCGGACTACATGAAACGGCACCGCAAGAACCCCAAGTCGTCGGTCGTGTTCCACTCGAAAGCGCAAGGCATCGCCGCCACCCAAGCCGCAGCATGGGTCAGGGCAAACCATCCCGACGTGTGGGACCAGCTCCTACGAGAAGCGAAACGGAGGGTCCGTGCAGCAGAATCCATCTGACCTGTCCACCAGGACCGTCAAAGACACCGAACAGACCGAACAAACCCCGGAACAGGCACGGATCGCCCAGCTCGAAGCCGCGATCCGCACCCACAGGTTCGACGTCGGCCGCGGCTACCACTACCACTCGTTCCGCAGCGTCACCGACGCCAACATGCGGCTGTGGGCCCAAGTGACTGACCGCTCGATCTACGCCCAAGACACCCCCGACACTCCCAGCCTCGCAGCAGAAGCGCCGTTGGCACGGCCGGCGATGATGGAGGACACAGAATGACGCCCGCCATCGCCTACGTTGCTATCGTTGTTGTAGCAGTCGTCGTCGGTGTGTTCGTTGCTGCTGTCGCATGGGCCGCAAAGAACTACGACGACCAGGGGGGAGAGTTCGATGAATGACGAGCTCTACATGCTCAGGTTGAGCATCAACGAGAAGGACGCCACGATCGCAAGGCTCCGCAACGACCTTGAGAGGTTGCGTGCTGCGATCGAAGCCCACCGTGACGTGAACGGTCAGACGGTGCCGGCAGGGGGCCACAGGCGCTCCGACAAGGCGCTGTGGGAACTTGTGGACACCAGCGCGTGACCGTCCTCGCTGCTGACACCTGGCGCACCAACGGCCATTTGATCGCAGACATGGCAGTCCTCGGCTACCTCAAAGCCGACGACCATGTCCTCGACCCCACATTCGGCCGTGGCCTGTGGTGGACCGTCTGGCAACCCAAAGCACTCACCGTCCACGACCTACGGCTCGACGGCACCGACTTCCGCAACCTCCCCTACGACCCAGGGACGTTCGACGCCGCCGTCTACGACCCCCCATACGTCTCCGTCGGAGGCCGCAAGACCACCACCATCCCCGAACTCCACGACAGGTTCGGCCTCACCGACGCCCCAACCACCCCAGCCGGTGTCCAGCAGCTCATCAACGACGGCCTCACCGAAGTCGCACGGGTCGTCAAACCTCGCAGCAACATCTTGGTCAAGTGCCAGGACTACGTCTCAAGCGGCAAACTCTGGCCCGGAACCCACCTGACCCTCAACCATGCGTTCACCCTCAACCTCGACCTAGTGGACAGGCTTGAACACGTCGGCCGGCCCCGGCCTCAACCACCCGGACGTCGCCAGGTCCACGCCCGCCGAAACCTGAGTACCTTGCTCGTCTTTAGGAGCCCCAAATGACCGAAGAACTCCGAGAACTCAGCCCCGACATGCTCATCGCCAAAGTCATGGGCAACCAGGACATGATGAACGCCATCAACGACAACCCGATGAAAGTCATGTTGTCACCGGACGGCACCGAGGCCGAGCTGTCGATCGCAGAAGTCGTCCCACCCATCGTCATCGCAACGGTCAACGCGCTGGTCGAGTTCGGTGTCATCAACTGGACCCAAGACGAGCAGCCTCCGGTCGGCTAAGGTGGCGTGATGCAGCCCAACTCGACTCCCGAACCGCAGTCGTCGGCCCAAGGATGCCTCATCGGCCTACTCGCCATGCTGGTCCTGCTCGGCCTGACCTGTTTCACGATCGCCACCATCATCGTCACCGTCAAATGGGCACTCGGCAGATAACCCCCGCCCATCAGTCCGCAAAGGCCCACGTCGTAGAGGACCCGTGGCGGGTCGTCGTCGTAGACGGTGACGGCTGGGAGCTGGAACGGTTCGGACCGTTCGACACGCTCACCGACATGGTGACCACCGTTCAGAAAGCACACCCGGACGCATGGTTCGTGCGGGCAGACACACAGGAGCAGACATGAACGACGCCGAAGTACGACTGATCGGCAACGTGACACGCGACCCCGAGTTCAAGGTCACCCAGGGTGGACAGAACCGGGTGACGTTCAGCGTTGCGATCAACAAGCGGCAGAAGAACGAACACACCGGCCAATGGGAGAACGGCGAACCCGAGTTCCACGACGTCGTGTGCTGGCGCGACCTCGCAGAGAACGTCATGGAGTCCGTCACTAGAGGAACCCGTGTCATCGTCGTCGGCCGGCTCTCCAAGCGTTCCTGGGAGGGTGAGGACGGCAAGAAGCAGTACCGGGTCGAGGTCGTCGCTGACGACGTGGCCCCGTCGCTGCGGTGGGCGATCGCAGAAATCAGAAAGACCGCCAGCAACGGCGGCGACGGTGGCGGCTACTCCGGTGGGGCCGAACCGTTCTGATGCAGCCCCAGCCGATCCCCCAGGACGCCCACGCTGTCGTCGCCGTGTCCTGCTACCCGACCCTCACCCACGTCGATGGTCACCCACAGGCAGAAGTAGCGATCAAGGTCAGCAGCGTCCCGTTCTTCCATGTGTCCATCCCCGAGTTCGCAGCAAGCTCGGAGGCATACTTCGTAATGCCGGCCGGTTCTGTCCACAGCCTTGTGGACGCGCTGCTCGACGCCCACGACAGGGCCGAGATGCTGGCCGAGGACACGACGACAAGCGTTGGGGACAACCATGCCGACTAAGCGACGGGCACCGAAACCGCCGAAGAAGGCAACAGACCACAAGTGGATGCAGTTTGCTGCGTGCAAGAACTACGGGCCCGACCTGTTCCACAGCGACGACCGCAAGGCCAAAGGCGCAAAGTCGATCTGTGCTGACTGTGTCGTCAAAGCCGACTGCCTCAACTACGCCCTGGAAGAACGCATCCATGAGGGTGTGTGGGGTGGCATGACCGGAGTCGAACGACAGTCGTACCGTCGCCGCATCGCCCGCCGACGCGCCCTAGAGACAACGAACCTGGGGTCCTGACCGGATGGCGCTCGCCAACTCCAACGAAATACGGTCCCTCGCGCAACGCCTCGCAGAGTCCGGCGAGTGGGAGACGATGCTCTCCAAACTGTCCGACGAAGAAGCCGCCAAGTTGGTGTTCGACTGGACGTTTTGGGGTCGCCCCTGCCAGTTCGAGCCCGGTGGCGAATGGGACCATTGGTTCTTTCTCGGTGGGCGAGGAACCGGAAAGACCCGTGCCGGCGCAGAGTGGGTGCGGTCGAACGTAGATGCCCGACGCGCCCACCGTATTGCGTTGGTCGCACCGACTTCCGGTGACGGCCGTGACGTCATCGTGGAAGGCGAGTCGGGGATCATGTCGGTGTTCCCGCACCATGAACGCCCCGAGTACGAACCGTCGAAACGACGAATCACGTTCCACACCGGAGCAGTCGCAACGCTCTACTCGGCAGACGAACCTGACCGTCTCCGAGGCCCACAGCACGACCTCGCATGGGCCGAAGAAACCGCAGCATGGAAGAAAGGCGAAGAAGCCTTGGACAACCTGCTGCTCGGCCTACGCCTCGGCCCTCACCCTCGACTACTGATTACGACAACCCCTAAACCTCTACCTTGGCTTAGGGCTCTCGCTGAACAGTCGAACACGGTGATGACGAAAGGTTCGACCTACGACAACATCGCCCACCTCGCGCCGTCGTTCATCGCCGCTGTCATCGACCGTTACGAAGGCACCAGCCTCGGCCGGCAGGAACTTCAGGGCGAGTGGTTGGAATCCGTCGAAGGTGCCCTATGGACGATGGAGACGATCGAGTCGCATCGTTGGCCGATCTACGAGGACAAACGTGACTGGCGCACCATCGTCGGTGTGGACCCGCCCGGTGAAGTCACCGCCGAAGCTGGGATCATCGTCGCTGCCGGTCCTCGCATGGTGACCCGTGGCGCAGAATGCGCTGTCCTGGCCGACGTGTCGGTGCGTGGACGCCCGGAACAATGGGGCAAACGGGCTGTCGAAGCGTTCAAGCAGTTCGGTGCCGAGAAGATCGTTGTCGAGGCCAACCAGGGTGGGGACATGGTGCGTGCCGTGATCCAGTCGATCGACCCTGACGTCCCGGTGCAGAAGGTTCGTGCATCGAAGTCAAAGGGTGAACGCGCCGAACCTGTCGCAGCCAAGTACGAACTTGGTCGTGTCCACCATGTCGGCTACTTCCCACAGTTGGAGTCACAGATGGTGTCGTGGACGAGGGGCGACAAGATTTCGCCCGACCGTATGGATGCGCTCGTCCACGCTGTCTCTGAGCTGCTGCCTGAACAGGCCCGAGCAGCATCGGTCGAAAGTGTCGCCGGAAAGCGCCTTAGCATTGGTGGCATGGGATACCGCAGACGGTTCGGTCAGGGCAGGTAGCGTAGAGACATGCCTGTCGGCCTTTTTCTCGTCGCTGTCCTGGCGGCGTACCGCATCACGCGTCTAGTGAACGAGGACACCATCTTGGACCGTCCACGCTCATGGTTCTACATGCACGCCCCACCATTCTTCGCTGAGATGGTCGGATGCCCGTTCTGTGTCGGTTTCTGGATCGCGGGCCTTGTCGTCGCTGCGATCAACGTGTTCGTCCCTGTCGCCATGCCAGTCCTCTACTGGCTTGCGACCGCTGGCGGGTCTGCTCTCATCTACGAACTGATTAGCAAAGGGTCCGACGACTGATGGCGAAACGTAAGCCTTTCAACTCCCTTGTGGCGTCGGCCAAGAACCTGACCGACCATCCCCTCACAACGTCGAGCAAGCAGCGTTGGCAGGACGAGGCATGGGCCTACTACGACGCGTCGCCCGAACTTCGCTACGGCATCCAGTACCTCTCGAACGCCATGAGCCGAGTCGGACTGTTCGCTGCGACATGGGACGAGTCCGGTTCGCACATCAAGGCGCTCCCCGCTGACCATCCGGCGTCGATCCGGGTGCAGGAGTTCGGTGGCGGTCCTGGCGGGCAGGGCCAGCTCCTTGCCCGTGCCGCACAGAACCTTGGGATTGCAGGCATCGGGTTCCTCATCGGGATCACGGTGGACGGGTTCACGGACTGGACGCTGTTCTCGGCCGACGACGTTCAGATCGTCGTGGCTGACGGTTTCAAGATGACGCAGGTCAGGGACACCGGGAACCGGACGGGCCTCTACACCCGTGGTGCCGAGTGGACGACGATCCCTGACGACTCGACGGTCGTCGTCATGTGGCGTCCCCACGCCCGCCATGTGTACGAGCCGGACTCCCCGGTCCGTGCTGCGCTTTCGGCACTCGGTGAACTTGACCTGCTCAACGAACGGATCGCTGCTGACGCCATGTCGCGCCTTGCCGGTGCCGGCGTCCTTGTCGTCCCCTCGGAGGCGACGTTCCCCAAGTCGTCGCCCGACGACCTGGACGACGACGATTTCACGCTGACGCTGATGGAAGCGATGACGGTTCCCATTCAGGACCGGGAGTCGGCCGCTGCGGTCGTTCCGTTGGTCGTCCGTGTTCCCGGCGAGTATGCGACGGGGATGCGACACATTTCGTTCGCTACGCCGTTTGACGAGCGCATCCTTGACCTGCGGACCCAGGCCATTTCCCGTCTCGCTGTCGGTCTGGAACTCCCGAACGAAGTTCTGACCGGCATGGCCGACGTGAACCATTGGTCGGCGTGGCAGATCGAAGAATCGGCCGTCAAGCTCCATGTCGAGCCGCTGGCCGAACTGATCTGTGACGCGATCACCGAGGCACTTGTCGGGCCCCTCGGCTACGACGACGTGTTCGTTTGGTACGACGCCTCCGAACTCCGCATCCGGCCCGACCGTTCACAGTCCGCACTTGCCCTCTACGACCGGCTTGAGCTGTCACCCGAAGCAACCCGCCGTGAGACAGGGTTCTCCGAGGCCGACGCACCGACCGTCGAGGAACAGACGACGCTGCTGCTCAAGAAGCTCGCCATCGAACACCCCGAACTTCTGCCGATCGCTCTCAAGGCGATTGCGCCCGACGCGCCCGAACTTCCTGCGGTGGGCCCGGTGAACGAACCGCCCGGTCCTGCGCCGGCCGATACTGCACCGTCCACGGTGAACCAGCCTGGTCCGGCGTCTCCTGAGCCGTCCAAGGTGCAGGCTTCTGCGCTGACTGCGGCGTGTGACGCTGTGGTGCTGCGGGCGTTGGAGCGTGCAGGCAACAAGTTGGCGCGTTCCCACAAGGCAGGGAACCTTGGTGTGGATGCTTCTGAGGTCCACACACAGTTGCGTGCCACGACCGACGACCTGTCGGCGTTGTTCGCAGGCGCATGGGACCGTCTCGCCGTGATTGCTGCCCGGTATGGCGTAGACCAGGACAGCCTGAACGCTGCCGTCGTGGCGTACACGACGAACCTGCTGCTCACCGCACAGCCCCACGACTTCGCCGCACTAGAGGTTGCGCTCGATGGCCTCTGAGGACCAGCTCGTCCGTCTGGACGAACTGATGGAGCGGACAGCGGCGGCGATTGCCGACTATTTGGTGTCGGCGGTGACTGCTGACGTCCGGCGCGAGTGGAACGACGCGCTGACTGCTGCGGTGGACTTTGCGGCGCTGGCAATCGATACGGAACCGTCCGACGACGAGGTCGAGGAAGTGCGAAAGCACACGGCCGAAGCGGTGTTCGTTGCTGCGCTCCTCATGCTGCTGTTCCTCAATGTGCGTGACGCCCAGGCACAGGCAATCGCTCTCGGTCTTGCTGCTCCTGGGTCTGTTGCGCCGGCCGCAGTCACGACCCGGTTGAGGACGTTGCGGCAGATCATTTCTGCCCGTGTTATTGCTGCGTTCGGCAAAGCGATTTCGTCGGGTGCTGACCGTCAGGAAGCTCTCACAAAGGCGATGCGGGAAGCCGAGAACTCGGCTCGAATCTTTGCGGAGGCTGAAGCTCTTGCTGCGGTGAACGGTGGCATCAACGGGCTTGGTGACTACCTAGAGACGCGTGGTCTTACGGTCACAAAGACTTGGTACACGCGCCGTGACAACCGGGTTCGTGAAACCCATTCACGGGCCGAAGGCCAGGAAGTGCCTCACACGTCGTATTTCAACGTTGGTGGCTGGCCGATGCAGTACCCCGGTGACCGCAACGCACCCCCCGATCTTTGGGTGAACTGCCGCTGTATCATGGTCCTCGGTTCCCCGTCGCCTCTTACCGACGTCGGGGCGTAGTCCACTTTCCGTCACGGCACATCATTTAGGGTGGTAGCCATGCTTACTTGGTCCGGTGTTATCGCGATGGAGGGCGTCCCCACGGGTGACGGCCGGCTGATCGCAGAAGGGGCTCTCACCTGGCTTGACGGCCCGATGCCTCTCCGTTTCGTTGAGGAAGATGAGGGTGGGCACGACGGCGCTGTTGTCGTCGGTGCGATCCTGACCGTCGAGCGGCAGGACGGCGGCGTGATCTACGCCACGGGTGTCATTGACGAGTCCCTTGAGTACGGGGCGCACGCCGCGCATCTGATTCGCAACGAGCTGGCGAACGGTGTGTCGATCGACCCGGACGACGTGACCATCGAGTACCAGGGTGCGGAGGGTGAGGAACCTGACGAGGACGCGCCGATGGGTTCGATGACGACGGTGCTGACTTCGGCCCGTATTCGTGCGGCGACCCTGGTGGCGATCCCGGCGTTTGCCGAGGCGAAGATCATGCTGGACGAGGGCCAGGACGTTCCGGCCGAGGACCCCGAGGACCCCGAGGACGAACCTGTGGACGAACCTGTGGACGAAACTGTGGACGAACCTTTGGACGGCGAGCCGATGGCGGCGCAGGACGCTGCCGACCCTGTTGAGAAGTCTGATTCGGTCATGTCGTCGTGGTTGTCGATCGTGGCGTCTGCCCCGGTCGCGCCGCCCGCCGAGTGGTTCCGTGACCCCGGTTTCTCCGGCCCGACCAAGGTCCGGGTCAAGGACGACCGCATCTTCGGCCACCTTGCGACCTGGGGAACGTGCCACATCGGGTTCGGTGAGGGCCGTTGTGTCCAGCCGCCCGTGTCGCACGCCAAGTACGCCTACTTCGCTACCGGCACCATCCTGGCCGACGACGGCACCGAGTTCGCTGTCGGCACGATCACGATGGACGGCCCCCACGCCGACAAGCGCCTGTCCGGCCGCGCTGCTGCCGCCCACTACGACGTAACGTGCTTCGGTGTCGCTGACGTTGCTGTCGGTGAGGACGAGTTCGGCATCTGGATCAGCGGAGCGATGCGCCCCGGTGTGTCCGACGAAGCGAAGCGTGTCCTTCGGGCGTCGTCGCTGTCGGGT